AACGCAGGTAATAATATATTTGTGTATTACTTAGCTAGTCAGGTAGGAACTGTAGGACATCCAAGTAATCAGGCATTGAGTGCGACAAGTGTAACTATAGCTGATGATGGTGATATTGGTTCTACATCAAAAACAAATGCTATTGAAATTGCTTCAAATGGTAATCTGACATTTAATTTAACAAATGGTACTGCTCAAGCAATTCAAAATTCAAATGGTTCAAATATTATTTATGGTTCTTATACTAATCATGGATTGAATTTTAGAACAAACAATACATTAAATATGGCTATAGATACTACTGGTGCTGTAACTATGCCATTGCAACCTGCTTTTTTAGCAATGCCTAATGCTGCTCAAGATAATGTAGCAGAAGCATCTGATGTTGTAATAGTATTTGGTTCAGAAAGATTTGATAATAATGCTGATTTTGCGTCAAATACATTTACTGCTCCAGTTACAGGAAGATACTTTCTCAGTTATAGTTTATATGTAGAAGCAGTAGATAATGCACCTACTTATTTTGAAACGTATCTCGTGACTAGCAACAAAACCTACAATCATACTATTGACCCTAGAGGTTTTGATGCTGACCCAGCTTATTGGACTTTTAATCAAGCTATAGTTGCAGATATGGATGCAGGGGATACAGCACAAATAAAAATAAATATACACAATGGTGGAACAGTACAAACAGATATTAATAACCATAGTTATTTTTCAGGCTACCTAGTAGCATAAGCCAAGAGTGAAACAACTCAATCATAAAGGAGATATAAAATGGCAAATCACGAAAAGAAAATAACATTAACAGATTTACAACAGAAGATTCTGTCTAATGATTTATACAATGATGTATCAGACAATGCAGGTGTAGATGCTTGGATTGATGGTGCAATCAATGGCAAGTTAAACAACTGTTGGAAACGTATGCAACAAGAGTGGACTACAAAGTTAATGAATGACGATAGCTTCACAGATGCAATACCATCTAATCAAGCAGACTTTGTTGCACTTGTAACTGCGAGAAGTGACTACACAACTCGTAAGCAAAGAGATGATGCAAGTAAAATTGGCTAGGAGTAACAAATGGCATTAACAAAAGTAATAGGTGATGGAGCAGGTACATTAAATAGCTTAGATATATCTGGAGTTACTGCTTCTACAGTGGGTCAGTCACTGATACCAGAGTTTATTTCTAATTTATTTTTAGCAGGTAATTCTGCATCAAGTGCTTCCTTAACAAGTTGTTTTACCTCAACATATTCTGTTTACAGATTAATTGGAGTTATTGGTGGTGACCATAGTGATGAAGCAGGTATATATATTACATTATTAAGTGGAAACAGTGCTACCACTATTGACAGTAATTGGTATGGTGCTGGTAGGCATGGGGATGATTCATCTGCTGAAGGAGCAGTACAGATTAATGCTAATAATGTTTTTATAATAAATCCCAGACAGGCTTCAACTGGTTTTAGTATAGTAGATATGCACTTATATATGCAACCATCTGGAATAACTATTTCTGGAAACATGGCATTACACGATCAAGGGGGAGATAGAGGTTTTTATATTTTTAATGCTAAAAATTCAAGTAGTACAGTTCCAACTGGATTTAAAATAAGTAGTAGTGAAAGTGGGAACATGAGTGCTAGTAACTTATCTGTTTATGGAATGAGAATTAGACAAAATGCAACTAGCAAAATGACTGGGAGTTATTCATAATGAGTTATTCTGTAGACAATGATACAAAAATTGCAACATATAAGGACATTGAATATGGACCTAATCAATCAACAAATGCACAAACTCAAATAACAACATTAACTGCGTTAACTGAAGACGAGTGCAAAGCACAGGTTACATTAGCAGCAGGAAAACCAGCAAGAGATTTAGAAAGACTTAGATTTAAAAGAGATAATCTACTTAAAAAATCTGATTGGATGGCTAATTCAGATGTAACAATGACAGATGCTTGGAAAACATACAGACAAGCACTTAGGGATATAACTAAAACCTATTCATCAATGAGTGATGATGGATTTACATTCCCAACAAAACCAAGTTAAGGAGTAACAATGCCATACATAGGAACATCTCCTTCAAATGGAGTGAGACAAACATATGACTACACAGCCACTGCTGGACAGACGAGCTTCAGTGGTACTGATAACAATAGTCAGACACTAGTATATCAAGACAGTGCCTACATAGACGTATACCAAAACGGTATCTTACTTGTACCATCTGACTACACAGCAACTACAGGTACAACTGTCGTGCTAGATACAGGTGCTACTGTAAGTGATACACTACAGATTGTAGTCTATGATGTGTTCTCCGTAGCTGACACAGTAAGTGCTAGTGATGGTGGTTCATTTGGTGGTAACGTAGGAGTAGGTGGTACTCTTGCAGTTACAGGTATCGCTACGTTTACAGATGACATAATCATAGGTGATGGCAAGACTATAGGCTCTGCTTCAGACATAGATGCTATGACAATATCAAGTGGTGGTGTAGTAGACTTTAGTGTTCCACCTACAGGTACAGGCATGACAAGACTGTTGACAACCACCACAACAAGTGCTGCAGCTAATGTTACCATTAGTAATACATATATAAATTCTACCTTTGATACATATTTTATCATGTTTAACCTAAGACCTGCCACAGATAATGTTAATATGCTTATAAGATATGCTGTAGATGGCTCTACTTTTATAACAGACAGTCATTATGGTTGGGCATCTTATGCTCTTGATACTAATACTGGTGCATATAGTAGTAATTCAGATACTTCATGGAGAATATCAGCAACACCAATAGGAAATTCTACTGGAGAAGGTATTCATGGTTACTTATATGTAGTTGGAGCAAATAATACAGCCTTTCCATCTGGAATTGTAGGTATACTTAATGGGTATAACAATGGTTCTAACCATGTTGCTGCTTCTTTTGGTGGTGGTCAAGAAGTAGATGCTGATGCTAGAAGTCAGGTTATCAATGGATTACAATTCTTAACAAGTTCTGGAAATATAGCAAGTAGTGAAATAACTGTATATGGATTGGATAAAAGTTAATGGCAAATAGAAAACAATATATAGATGGTGTTTTAGTTGAATTAACAGATGAACAAGAAACATTTAGAACAACAGAAGAAAAAGCATGGACAGATGCTGCACCTGCTAGACGTATGGTAGACTTACGACAGAAAAGAAATGCACTACTAGCTGAAACAGATTACATGGCATTAGGTGATGTAACATTATCAGATGCTTGGAAAACATACAGACAAGCCTTGAGAGACATTACAAATACTACACCATCAGATGATGCGTTGAGTAACATTACGTTTCCAACAAAGCCAAGTTAAGGAGTAGAGATGAGTAAAGCAGCAGATTTAGCATTATTGGCAGGTGGAGCAGATACATCCACAGACACAAGTAACACAGGTAACGTAGCACTTGACTTTAGCCAATTCCAAAACTTCATCTTGACATTCACAGGTAATGTAACACTTACCAATCCTACAACAGAAGTAATAGGGCAATCAGGGTTTATTATCTGTATACAAGATGGCACAGGAAGTAGAACACTTTCATTAGGCACAGATTATGAAACAGCAGGTGCAGCAGGGATAACTCTAAGCACTGATGCTAACGCAGTTGATATGATACCTTACGTGGTTCAATCAGCTAGTAACATATTATTAGGCAACGTACAAAAGGCATTTGCATAGTGGCATTACTCGGTAACTTAACAGGTTCATCACAGTTTTTTAACGACACTGCATTTTACAATGGTGCTATTTCAACTTCTTATAGAAATGATAATGCTTCTAATGCCTATCTGTATGTTAATAAAGGTGGTAATGGAGATAGACAAAAATTTACTTTATCTTGGTGGATGAAACTCGGCACTTTGGACTCAGATGGAGACCCGGCTGGCACAATATATACTTCTGGTTACAGTGGTGGTGGTGGCTCTCAAGGTGGGGCAACTGTTATATTTTCACATCAAAGAATAAGTATATCTAATCAAACGTCTAATGCTTATGATTGGCAATTAACTAGTTCAAGGCATTTTTCAGACTCAAGTAGCTGGTATCATATATGTGTAGCATTTGATACAACACAATCTACAGCTAGTAATAGAATTAAATTGTATGTCAACGGAGTTCAAGAAACTGCCTTTGATACTGAACAATATCCAAGTCAAAATGATAACGTAAAATTTAATAATCAACATGAGAAGATTGGTACATGGGATGATTCAGGAAACCGTTATAATGATTTTGATGGATATTTTGCAGATTGGAATTTGATTGATGGCACACAACTAGCACCAACTTCATTTGGTGAAACTAAGAATGGTGTATGGATACCTATAGACACATCAAGTTTAACTAGAGGTACTAAAGGTTGGAGACTAGAATTTAAACAGGTAGGTGTTGGAACAGCAGGTAGTTCCACAGTTGGTGCAGACACAGGAGGTAATGATTTTCATTTTACATCTAGTGGTATAGTCGCATCTGATTGTGCCATGCCTGATAGTCCAGAGAATAACTTCTGCACCCTAAACCCTAATGCGAGAGGAACAACAAATGTTGCCTTGTCTGAAGGTAATTTAAAATTTGTTAAATCAGGTTCTAACTTTGGAAATGTATTAGGTACAATACCTTTGTTTAGTGGCAAATGGTATTGCGAAGCATACATGTCTTCATCTAATTTAACTCAAGTTGGAGTGCAAGAAATCATAAATAATATTTATCAAAGCAGTGGTGATTTTGGAGCTAATACGGATTTAGGTATGTGGGATAGTAGAGGTTATTATTATGATGAAGGTACAGCAGGAGGTTCACCTCCAACTTATACAACTGGAGATATAATTAATATTGCATTTGACGTTGATGCAGGGAAAATATGGTTTGGTAAAAATAATACTTATAATCATAGTGGTGACCCTGCTAATGGCACAAATCAAAGTACTGGTTCAACTAATGATTTATCTTCTATAGGTGTAACTATAGCTGGTAATGGTGAAGGTGGAGGAACTGCTGTTTATAATTGTGGACAAGATGGTTCTTTTGCAGGAAATAAAACAGCACAAGGAAACACAGATGAAAATGGAATAGGTGACTTTTACTATGCTCCACCATCAGGCTTTCTAGCAATATGCACAGCTAACCTACCTGAAGTAACCATAGGTCCTAATTCTGCTACACAAGCTGATGATTATTTTAATACAGTTCTTTATACTGGAAGTGGCTCAAGTCCAAATGCAATAACTGGTGTAGGATTTCAACCCGATTGGGTGTGGATTAAAAAAAGAAGTGCTGCTATTTCTCATGCTATTTTTGACTCATCTCGTGGTGTTACAGCAGAAGATGCAACAAATAAAGCAATAGGTTCTGATAGAGCAGATGCAGAGGGTAATGGTAATGGTGGTCTAAGTGTATTTGGTAGTGATGGTTTTACACTTGTTGACGGTAGTTCTGGAAGTTATCCAAGAAGTTTAGTTAATGATTCTGCAACATACGTTGCTTGGAACTGGAAAGCAAATGGTGGCACAACCTCAAGCAATTCAGATGGTTCTATAACAAGTACAGTACAAGCAAACACAACGGCAGGGTTTAACATTGTTACTTATACTGGTACTGGTTCAGCAGGTACAGTAGGACATGGATTAGGTGTTGCTCCAACTATGAT